CACAGTCGTCTAGGGAATACCTAATTGATGGTTGCATAAGTTGATAAACCGTGTCGTTGGCATCTGTTCGTGCAATCCATTTGTACTGTGTCAACTGACGCATTACAAGGTCTCTAAATTTACCAAAGTATTTAGGTAAGTCTTGGTTGTCCGGTGTAATGAGTTTGCATTGTGCCCACGCATCTGTCGGTGCATTAGGCGTAGGTGAACCTGTCATACCCCATACTCGGCGTGACATTTGTTTGTTGCAAATTTCATTCAACGTCTTCCATCGCTCCGTGCTTGCATTGCGAGCAAGGGCCAGTTCGTCAACAACAATTAGATCAATGTCATCTCGGGCTTTGAGCTCGTCTTTGATGATAGATAAACCGTCAATGTTGATGATGTACACGTCAGAGAGCTGCTTAAGTAACTTAGTTCTTCTCTCTCTGTTGCCGTACAGCACTGTAGCTGTAAGGTGCGGAAAGGTTTGGAACACTGAGTCGCCCCATGTACGCTCCATGGTAGAGAGCGGACACACTACGAGCATGCGCTTGACTTGCCTTGTTCTACGCAGATAGTCATAAGACCAAAGAGCAGAATTAGTTTTGCCAGTTCCCATGTCGTTAAGGCAGAACGCTCTACTGTGCATGGACAAGAAACTTGAGGTCTCTCGCTGTGCTTCAAATGGATCGTGCTTGCCGGATACCTTAGGCCATGCATAATGAATGGGCATCGGGTCAGGGACTTCAAAACCTAAGTTTCTCAGAACCCTTGTTTCATCAGGTCTGTGAGGCACTGCAACTACTTTGCCGCCTTGATAACTGACTGTTACTGCTGATGGTATGACAGTGGTTACTCTCTCAGGGTGTTTGAGTTTAAGTAACACTGCCTTCTTTTCTTTGTGAATTAGCATGATAGTTTCATTGCTACGATGAGGGCGATTATTTGTTCTTCGGTTATAGGCCGTTTAAGTTCCATATAGTGCCACGGGTTTTTGAAGTCAGGGTTTGTTGTCCATTCGACTCTTACATCATTAGTCATAACGTCTAGAGAGTGATCTACAGCGTAAACATTATTGGGGACTGAGTAGCCAAATAGTGTTGGCTTTTCTCCCCCGCCGTACCATACTGGAAAATTATTTGTCAGGGTTGTAACTGCCACTACCTTTCCTCCATGCTCTATTGGTTGATCGATCTTGCACTGCGGTATTACCCTTGCCATTACCGCCGCCGTTCTCCAATGACTTCTTGTGGGCAACGTCTTTACCATCGCCAACATTTGCTTTGCCGGTCTTGATGGCATCACGCCTTGCGGCGTTGTTCTTTACACGCTTAGCCGTTTCTTCGGGGCGAGCGTTATACTCTTTTTGGTATGCTAACTTTTGTTTAGATGATGTGGCCATCATGCTCTCCATGCGATTTTGTCTAAAAATTCATGCAATTGTTGTGCGTCGTCAACCACTATTGAATACCCACCGTGGTTGATAATCTCGGCTAACACTCTGTCTTGGTTAGCTGTCGTATCTTTGCGTTTGCCGGGGGCTTTGGTTTCTATTCCTAAAAACCGGCCATTCCAACAACAAATGAAGTCAGGGATTCCGACTTGCCCCATGCCGTTTTGCATGGGTTGGTAGTACCAAATGGTACGCTCTTTAAGTAGTTTGCGCACTGCATCTTTGACTTTACCTTCGGGTGTCATAAGTAGTTTCTCTTGCCGTTGAAGCTGCAGGTAATAACAGGACACCATGCCTTACACAGACCGGATGATCGTGCAGGCCATTCTTCTTTGTCGTAGGCTCGCTCTAAACGAATTGCCCGTGGCAGTAAGCCTTGCCATACATCGGCTAGCTCTTTGCGCATGACTTTCTTTTTATCTAATTTCTTTTCCTTGAGCCACACGAATACGGTTGTAACTTCTTGCACTTCGGGGTAGTAGTGGAATACGTAAGCTGCGTATAGATCAAGTTGCTCGGTCGGCTTGCGCTTACCGGTCTTGTAGTCCATGACGACTGCGTTCTTACCATTGATGACAACCAAGTCAGCGATGCCTCGACTCCATGCGTTGTCCCAATCTGCAGGTTGAAAGTTCTTGTCAATGGCAAACTTAAGTTCGGCGTGTTTCTCTCCGCCAAGCTTTGCAATTTTATTAGCAATAGGTTGCCACTGCGTCATACCTTCCGGTAGTAGTTCTCCATGGAGAATGAAGTTCTCAAAGGCGGTGTGAACCCTTGTACCCCATACAGTATGTTCTGTAGGCGGCTCTACTATGTCCCTGACCACTTTTAAGTGATAGAACTTTTTTGGACAGCTCTCGAATGAATCAAGTTGGCTGTACGTCCATGCAGGCATCATAAATTTCCAATACATTACGCCCCAACTCATAATTCAGTTGGGATCGAACTACTAATATAGAGGTGTGTATGTGGTTTGTCAACCCCGTGTTTCTACTTAGCGTCGCCGTAGCAATCAGCTATGTCACCTTCAGACCACGTAACCAACTCAGGCCACCACGATGGCGGTGTACGCATAATACTTTGCAATTCTTTCAGTAGTGTGTCGGCGTAAGTCTCAGGCACTACATAAACAAGCTCATCGTGAACCATGAGTGCTGGCGACATTTGCGTGCGCTTACGAAACTCAAGAGCGTTACCCGCAATCACATCTCGTGCAAGGGCTTGGACAAGATTCTCTACACCTTTCCCGGCATAGATTCTTGCCTTGTGGCGTCCTGCTCCATACCACCATTCGTGCTTGCCGTTGTCTACTTCCTTGCGTAGCTCAGGATAGTAAATGCGTCGACCCGATGGCAAACGAACCGCCTTGTGTTCAGTAACGCACATACCCCATGGATCGATGGCTGTCTCGTTGCCTTGCATCAGATCAGTCAGACTCTTTTGAAATGCTTTCCATCCATCCACAATGTCCGAATATTGCTCACGCCAATCAGTCACGATACTCAATGACTCTGCGTCTGTAAGCTCTAAGCCGCCCATGAGTTTGGCTACACGCTTGAACGTCGGCGCGCCGGCCCCAAAGCCTAGACCTAACTGAGCGACCTTGGCCAGTTGTCGTTGATCTTTTGTAACCGCATCTGGTTTAATGTCGTACCTTGCAGCCGCAAACGCTCTGTACAAGTCGGCTTCGGCATCGTCCGCATACATCCCCATAGACGACGGAACCTTCCATAAGTAGTGGTTAACCCTTAGTTCGATACCGGACAGATCAGCCACGATAACTTTGTAGCCCTTGGGGGCAAGCAGGCTCATGCGTAGAGCATCAGATGGCTTAGGGTTTTTACCTATACGCGGTAGATTCTGCATGTTGTATTGCTCACCCGACCAACGCCCTGTTGTATCCGCACCACAGTATCTAAGAGGCACGGGCAACTTGCCACCGCAGGCATCAGCCGCACGAATGAACGCTTCGAGACGTGTCTCCAGCAGCGTGGACTTGACTTCGAGACGCGCCCTTGCAGCCGCAGCAACGATTGGGTTAGCGTGTTCTTGGAGCTTGATGAACTCCTCGTCGGTCTTAGCCAATGCAGGTGTCATCTTGGCAGGGTTAGTCGGTGATGGTTTCGTGGGAGGATCGATGCCAAGGCTCGTGAGCAACTCGGAGAACTTAGCCGAACTAGCCAGTTGGGTACGCACTTGTTCTTCGACAGACACTTCGTCCACGATATCGTCGATGCCGATCTGCTCGGCTAGCTCACGTAGTGAGCGACTCTTTTCGGCTTTAACGGACTCCTGTGCCTCCCGGATTAGTCTGTAGTCGAGATTGAACTTAGGCTCCACAAGCATTCGTGTAGTCATGTCGATCTGAACCATCTCGGCCTTGGATATGCCCTTGGCCAACTCTTTGAACAACTTCGCACACAGGTCTGTATCGACCTTGTTGTACTCTTTCATGGATGCAAGCTCGGTAGGTGTGAAGTCAACTAAGCGTTTACCCTTAGTATTCGTGGCCTCAAGGCTCAGCTTCGTACCAATGTTGAACTCTTTGCTCAGGTTCTTAAGTGATACACCGCAAGTCTTCTTGTATTTGGACATGGCCATGGCTTGGGTACACCCCCACATCTTGGGCTTAATACCAAAGCGCCAAGCAAGAATCATGGAATCAAAGCCGGACATGTTGTGCCCAATGGCAATCTTGTCAGACCAGTCCATGCAGTTCAATGCGTGTTGGATTTTGTCTTCGCCAAAGAATACATCGGTCGGGAAGTTAGCTACCTTGATAGCCACCGCTTGTATTTCTGTATCAGGGTGCATGACGTATTCTGTCGGGGGCATCCTTGTCAGTGAGTGAGTAGTAGACCAGTAGGTCTCAAAGTCTATATAGACAGGTGTCATTGATTTCTTCTTCCAATGTTGTTAGGTTTAGGGCAGTTCTCAGGCACGTCAACGACGACCCAAATTGCCGCTAACGTGTTGCGGTAGGTTGCTAACTCCCACCGATCTATGTACACACCAAACACACCCTCCAATGATTTGTTGACAGAACGAACTTCTATGCCAGTGAACTTGGCTATGTCGCTTGCCTTCAAACCATCGGGGTGTCGTTTAAGTAAGTCTCTAATGATGTTGTGGTTACTTTTCAAACAACTTCCACTTCTGCATTAGTCTCTATCCATACTCGCGCACCACAAGACAACGGCTTCTCTGAATACACTACCTTGCTTGATCCGTTGATCGTGACCTCGTGGGCATAGCGATTTTCTTTGTATGTCTTGACTGTCAGCACTGGGTCGTTCGTGCCATTCTTAGCGTTAGCTTTTATGACGTGCTGATTAACGTGAATAATTGTTTTCATGGATTCTTTTCCTGTATAGCACGTTCAAGAGCTCTACCAAAGTCCTCCACACTGCCAAACTTTTCTGAGTTGGTATCCCACAAGTGGTAAATTTCTTCTTTGGTCAGGCTCACCCATTCACGTTCTTTCATGGTGTACATCCATGCAATGATGACTACGATTGCGGGGCCTACAAGCAAATAAAGTAAATCGTTCATTTGTCCTCCAATTTAAACTTGACCATCTCAGCGGTGATGATGCCGTTGACCTCTGACACATCCTTGGCCACATACGTCGTGGCTATATCTCCCTGCCGTGTGCCGATACGAACAACGAATCCATTAGCTGCTCGCTCTACTTCTACAAGACCTTTGAATACAATCATGTTGTTAAAACCAGTTGTGTGTGGGTAGTTGGAATCAGTAATCGTTCCTGTGTTGGTGTTCATACTTGAACCTCGATCAGCTTGTCCATGTAGTGACGGGCTTTGCGTAGGTCTTCCACACCACCTTTGTCTTGCCAACGAGCGACGTACTTGATGACGTTGCCCCACAAGAACCCTTTGAATTGTTCCTTGGTCATCCATGATTCCATGGCATCCCATGGTTGTATGGTCTTTGATCGGTAGTGTTCTCCGCCGACTTGTATATCATTTGGGTTCATCTTGCGGCTCCTTAGGTAAGTTAAATTGTTTTGCTCTTAGAGGATCAGTCTTACCTGTGTAAGGATTTAGACCGAACGCCTCCATGAATTTAGCAAGGCGCGTCTCGATGCGGGTTAAGCGATCGATAATGTTTGTTTCTTCTTTCATCCTTCAAATACTTTCTTGAGTTCCAAGTACACCGCTTTGGCTAAGCCAACAGACATGGAGTTAACGATCTGCTCGGCATTGGGGTTAGGGTTTAGGCTAGGCGCGGCTTTAGGCGGTAAAGATATGACCGTGGCCACTGGTGCTTTGATCTTCTTGACCTTGATCTTCTTAGGCTTGTGTTTACGTGCTTCAACGGCTTTGGCCATGAGCTCCCGGCGCTTCTCGATGGTAAACGTGGGATACACAGTTTGAGTTGGTGTGTAACGGTACGATCCTTGTCCTTTGGACCTAGAGAGTAAGCCCTTTGACCACATCTGAAAGACGCGACCTGAGACTGGGCCATCGTTATCTAAGTTAAGCGCGGCTTTGGCTTCTTGCACTGTAGACGCAGGGTTAGCCACGAACCAGTTAAAGAGATACTCAGAGAAGCTTGTGTGCTTGGGGTTTGTATCGACTTCATCTATGTCGTCGAAAGAGATTTGATTTGCTACTGCGGAAAGGGCTGATTTTAAGTCGGGCATAAATACTCCATGAATGAATGAGTGGTGAGAAAGAATTGTGGGGGCGAGCCCCACGTGTGTATATAGGGATGAACCCTTAAGGGTATGGTGTTTCGCGTCGCTCGATCGGCCTACGCAAAAGCCATTTGTCGCCGAGACGCATGACGGCACGAACCCACTGACGCTGATTGTGCTGATTGATGTGCTCGGGAACCATGTCGTTGTTGTACAAGGCTCTCGCTTTGTGACGTAACTCAAACATACTGGTAGGTGTCATGCTGTGATCCCTGATAGTCTTGCAGCAATAGCTGCTGCGGTTAATGTGTCCACTGGGGTGTCTTCAAGGATTTCTTTCTCACGAACCTTGCGCTCGACCTTACGCTCCACACGCTCGATGTATTCCTTGGGGATGTACATCTTAACGCCCGGCCATAGCTTGAGTGCCTCATTGAGTGACTTGCACTTGCCGAGAAACGCCATGATATCACCCTCGACTTTAGCCCAACGAGCCTTGATCTCTGCGTTGAGTTCGATGCGCTCAAGGTAGTTCAAGACATTCTGCACCCCTGCCATGTCTACATTGGCTTCAAGGTAAGCTTTCTTGCAAGCAATCTTGGGCTCACTCCAACGATCATTGTTGGGGCGATTGGTCACATTCTGATTTTTAAAGCTGATGCCGTGGACGACTTTATTGCCAGCATCGTCAATGGGCATATGAATATTTAGAATCGGGCTTGTGTTTACGCCCAACCATTCCTCAGGCATCTGATCCTTTAGATGCAAGTGATTGCCCCACATGGCCTTGGTCAGGAACCCTGATGTGTCTAACTCGATGGGCTTGCCAACCTCGGCGTTGTTGGTGATGATCTCAGCCTCTCTCATGCGCTTGATGACGCTAGAGACTTGACCCGAGAGTTCTTGTGTGATGTATACGGTAGCCATTTATATTTCCTTTGAGTGATTAAGTAAGAAACCCGCCGAAGCGGGTAGGGTTTAGTCGGTTTGCGATGCCTCGAGAAAGGTATCTACCGCTTCTTTTAGTTGGGTTCGTTGCTCTTGTTGTATGCCCGGCGCTAGCGCCTCACTGCATCGTTGCAAGAGATAGTTGTAGCTATCAATTAAGCCTTTGAGGTCTTCATTCATACAGTTTCTTCCATAGTAAAGTGGATTGTGTCGCCGTAAGGCGCTTCCACATCACTAGAAATACACCATACGACAGGGTAGGCAGGGCTGTTACTCTCACTGAAAC